CTCAGCAATTGCAGTAGCAACAACAGGTACATTCTAAACAACTAACAAAGGGGCAAACGATGGCAAAGCTAAAGGTAACAAGAACAGATGGATCCGTTGGTGAATACACCATAACTCCATTAGTACAGTACGGGTTCGAGATTTGGGCTAAGAAGGGATTTCATAAATCTCTGATTGAAGATCAATCTCAGACTTCTATCTATTGGCTTGCTTGGGAATGTGTAAGACGGTCTGGTGAGACCGTTAAGCCTTTCGGGGAACAGTTTATTGAAACCTTGACTTCGGTCGAGGTCTTAGAAGACGACCCTTTGGCTTAGGGCGCGACTCGATCACCTATCTGATCGCAAAACTTTCGGTCAGACTCGGGATCGCGCCACAACATTTATTAGAGCTAGATGAGGCAATGCTAAGGAACTTAATCAGAGTTCTGGAAGATGAAGCAAAGGAGATCAGAGATGCCAACGCAATTAAAAGGCGCCGTTGAACTCCGCAAGGCTTTAAGACAGTTCGCTCCAGACTTGGCTAAAGAAACACAAAAAGAATTAGGCGCTTTATTAAAGCCAATTACTGCAAAGGCTCGAGGTTTTATTCCTTCAACTGCACCTTTATCTGGCTGGGCTAAGCCAAGCAACGGTTCATGGGATCGCTTGCAATGGTCATCGACTGCTGCTAAGCGTGGTATTGGATTTAAGACAACACCATCAAAGCCAAACAGATCAGGCTTTCGTTCTCTAGCTCGTATTGTTAACTCATCTGCCGCTGGCTCTATTTATGAGACTGCCGGACGCAAGAATCCTCAAGGCAGACAACAGGCTCCACAATGGGAAGTTAAATTAAAGAGCAATCCTAACTATGGAAAAACGATTAGATCAGGAACTAAGGATCAATCTAAAAGCAATAATCCTAATGCCGGACAGCAATTCATTGATGCATTAAATAGCACAGGAAGAATTATTGATGCTTACAAGCGCGAACAAGGGCAAGCAGGTCGAGCCTCTCGTAAGATGAGAGGTCGCGCAATCTTTAGAGCTTGGGCAGAAGATGGCGGCAAGACTACAGCAGCTGTAGTTAAGGCTATTGAAAATTCTAAAGTAAAATTTGAAAACTACACATTGAAGGTCAAATAAATGGCAGCAGATGTAAGAATTGACATAGCCACCGAGTTCACTGGCAAAAAGGCATTTAAGCAAGCCGAGACTTCAACAGAGAAATTAAGCAAAGGTGTTAAAAACTTAGCCAGAAACTTAGGCTTGGCTTTTGGTACTGCCGCAGTTATCAACTACGCAAAGGCATCTGTCAGAGCTGCTGCCGATGACCAGAAGGCACAGACACAATTAGCCCTAGCATTAAAGAATGTTGGATTACAGCGCGATGCTGCAAGCACAGAAGAATACATTTCTAGGCTTGAGACCGAGTTCGGTGTCCTTGATGATCTACTTCGCCCTGCTTATCAGAAACTAGCGGTCGCCACAAAATCATCTGCTGAGAGCCAAAGACTTCTAAACCTTTCATTAGACATAGCAGCCTCAACTGGCAAAGATGTGGGCGCAGTTGCTACAGCACTCAGCCGAGCTTACCTAGGCACTAACACAGCACTTACTCGCTTAGGCGTAGGACTTACAAAGGCTGATCTAAAGACTAAATCCTTTGAAGAGATCACAAACCAATTAGCAGAAACATTCTCTGGATCTGCAACTGCTGCCGCTAATACTTTCTCAGGCCAGTTAGCCATCCTTTCAGTAGGCGCAGCTAATGCCTCTGAGATTATCGGCACTGGCCTTATTGATGCCCTTACTGAACTAGGCGAGAATACTTCTGCTGCTGATTTAGCCAATAACATGAAACTAACTGCAACCTACATTGCAGATGTTATTCGTGGCGTAGGAACCCTTGGTGGCAAACTTAATGACATTCCTATTATTGGTGATCTAAATGTAGGCATGATTCCTATTCTAGGCTCATACATTGAGATGCTACGCGAGGCCGGAAAGGTTGCCTCTGTTCGTAACCCTAATGAACACATGGCTAGAGCGCCACAGCTCAAGGAAGAACGCACAGCCATTGCTTTAACTAAGACAAGCAACAAGCTAAAGAAGATCGACAATGATGCGACTACTAGAAAGATTGTCCTTACAGGCGATCAGTTAGCCCTTGCAGAGCTTGAGAAGAAGTTTGATGTTGATCGTATTGGCCTTTATGCAGCGTTAAACGCATCAACCGATGGCGAGACAAAGATGCGCCTGTTGTCTTTGATCGCTATTCAGGATCAGAATACTGCCCTTGCTGGAATGATTAAGAAAGCCAATGAAGCTGAGAACGCGTTTGCAACTTTAATTGAAGCACTCCGAGCAACTATCCGATCAATGCTAGATTCTATCAAGCCACAGGTTCAACAGCTTCAATCTCAAATTTATGGGCCTAACACTCCAATTGAAGTGCAAAGAGAAGTTATCCGTGAAAAATTAGATTTAGGCATGCCTAGCTTAACAGCATTACAAGATCAATTGGCTAGGCTCAATGTGCCGGGCTACTCACGCACTAGTTTTGAAACTCCAAATGTGACTGTCAATGTCACAGGCTCAGTCACAACAGAGCGCGATCTAGTCGCAGCAATTACACAAGGACTTTACGCACAACAGGCTTCTGGTACTCCAGTTAATTACAGTACGGCGTACTAATGGCGCTACCAGCAACCCCTGTTGTAAAGATTAACCTAACTGGTGGAGCCTCATTTGGTGAAGCCTTTGTCTTGGGTTCATCTCGTCTAGGCTTTGCTGAGTTCGCTTCTGGATCTACCGTCATTGTCGATGTATCTAATCAAGTCTCTAAGATTGATACTCGCAAAGAGCGCAACCTATTTCAGGACAAGTATCTATCAGGCACAGCCACAGTTCGCATCATTGATGAGAATGGTAACTGGAATCCACAGAATACATCTAGCCCCTACTATCCTAATCTCGTACCTTTACGCTCTATTCAGATTTCAGCAGCTTATAGCGGCACTACATATCCAATCTTCAAGGGGTACATAACTGAGTATCACTACACCTACCCTAAAGATCAGGAGATTGGCTATGTCGATCTAATCTGCTCTGATGGCTTCAAGCTGCTATTCAACTCCAATGTCACCACAGTTACCGGCCAAGCAGCAGGGCAAGACACAGGCACACGCATTGACAAGATTCTAAATACTATTGGATGGCCTGCTAGCCAGAGATCAATCCAAACAGGTAACACATTATGTGTAGCCGATCCAGCAACGACACGCACAGGGCTTACAGCCATTCAGACAGCAGAGTTCACAGAGCAGGGGGCATTCTATGTGGACAAGGCTGGCAATGCTGTATTTAAGAATCGCCAGTTCGTCTATGATGCTCAGGCTGTCTCACCTACTAAATTCTCTAATGCAGTAGCTTCTCCAGACATTAACTATGCAGGCATAGTCTTTGCCCATGATGACAAGACGATTGTTAATCAGGCTACAGTCACACGCATAGGCGGCACAGCTCAGACTTTCTCAGATGCTACTTCTGTGGCGCAGTATTTCTTGCACTCGATAACAGCCGACCAGATGTTGATGCAAACGGACGCAAATGCACTAGATCTAGCCACAGCCTATGTCACGACCCGTAAGGACACGACTATCCGCATTGAGTCAATTACTCTGGATCTTGTAACTCTAGGTTATGGGGCAGGAATCGCAGCAGCTTTGGATCTTGATTACTTTGACACTATGGAGATTACAAATGTCAATGTGTCAGGAACAACCATTGTTAAAACCTTGCAATGTCAGGGGATTAGCCACAGCATCACCCCTAACACTTGGGTTACAGTTTTGACCACGCAAGAGCCATTACTCGATGTGATGTACTAGAATAGGACTATGGAGAAACAATCATGGCAGTAGGATTACCAGCCAAAACCACTTACGCTGATGGTGATGTCTTTTCGGCATCGGACATTAACGACACCAACGGCACACTTAACCTTGTAGGCCAGACTACTAACTTCTATGCTGGCAAGAACAAAGTTATCAATGGTGATTTTGGCATTTGGCAGCGAGGCACATCTTTCAGCACAAACAATGTTTATACTGCGGATAGGTGGTATGTCACAGGTGACGGAAGCCCAACTTTTACATTAAGCCAACAAACTTTTACGGCTGGAACTGCTCCAGTAGCAGGATACGAAGGTCAGTATTTTGCTCGCTATGCGGTTACTTCTGCTGGCGGTTCGACTTATCGCCAATTACAGCAACAGATAGAAGATGTAAGAACTTTTGCTGGTCAAACTATAACCATTTCATTTTGGGCAAGAATTAACTCAGGAACTGTAACTGGAAATTATGTGCGTTGGAATCAAGTATTTGGTTCTGGCGGTTCGGCAACAGTCAATGGAAGTAGCAATAATTTTACTTTGACTTCATCGTGGCAGCGTTTTACTGTAACTACAAGCGTTACCTCTATTTCAGGTAAAACTATTGGAACAAGTAGTTATTTAGGCATTGATTTTGTATTGCCATTTACCACGACAATGTCTGTTGATTTCTGGGGCGTACAGGTTGAAGCAGGCTCAACTGCTACCGCTTTTCAAACTGCAACAGGAACAATTCAAGGAGAATTAGCCGCTTGTCAGAGGTATTACTATCGCCTACCTGCTTTAACTGCCTCTAATCGTTACCTTGGAAACGGAATGGCTTGGAGTGCTACTGCATCTATGATTGGTTTTACATATCCTGTAACAATGAGAATTAGACCAACTGCATTAGAACAATCAGGAACTGCCGCTGATTACGCAACAGTTCGTTCACAAAGTTCCACCGATAACTGCACAGCAGTTCCTGTTTATTCTGTGAGTACTTCAAGTTCAATGGGTTGGGTTTCTGGCACTTCTGCAAACTTAGTTGCTGGTAATGCCACTATGTTTTACACAAACAATACAAATGCTTACTTAGCTTGGAGTGCTGAACTATAATGAAATACGAACTTATGAGTGAAGATAAAGGCGTTAAAATTTACGCACGCATAGATGATGATGGCCTATGTCGTGTTACTTGCACAGAAGATGACAAAGACTATTTGGCTTGGCTAAACAAAACAGATGAAGCCTAAACTTAGCCGGGCAGGAATACAGCTCCGAGAGCAATTTGACGATAATTATGCAGATCGTGATCGTCGTTCAGATGGCTGGATTGCGGATGCAAGACATATTGCAGCGGGTACTAGTGACCATATTCCTTGTAAAAAAACTGGGATTGTTAGAGCGATTGACATCGATCGAGATGTATCTGGTAAGTCAAAGCCTGACCTCATGCCCTACATTGTTGATCAGATTGTCCGAGCCTGTAAGACACGATCCGAGAAGCGTATTAGTTACATCATCTTTGATGGGTTCATCTATTCATCAAAGTTTAGATTTATTAAAAGGAAGTACAAGGGTGCAAACAAACACGCTCACCACGCTCATTTCAGCTTTAAGAAAGAAGCTGACTTACGCGGTGAATTTTATCAAATACCTATGTTAGGCGGAGAACAATGAAAATCAAGAATCCACTATTTCTAGCAGCTGGAGCATTTCTAGCAGCTTGGTCAGCAACTAACTTTGATGTTGATTACCGAGCAATCCTTTGGTCAGTACTATCAGGCGTGTTTGGTTATGCCACACCTAAACGATAATGACTGCGCAGGACATGGCGGCAATTGCTGTTGCTGCTACGACCGTTATTGGTTCATTTATTGGCTCGGTGCGCTGGCTAGTAAAGCATTACCTAAGCGAACTCAAACCTAACTCAGGCTCATCTATGCGTGATGAATTTAATGCTCGAATCTCATCGCTTGAAGCGCGTGTCGAAACCGTTATTCGTATCTTAGAGAAGTGACAATTATCCTATGGCGAGAAAAGCATCTAAAGCATTAGAAGATCAAGGTTATTCCAGACTTGATGCTTACTGCATCGGGTTGCATGAGTATTGGAAATCCTTGCGTAAGGCTGGCTTTCCTGAGTCTATAGCTCTGTTTATGATCACAGAGCCACAGTCATACCCTGCGTGGATCTTGCCATCTCCAGTCGATCCAGAAAGGTTCGGCGATTACGAAGATGAGGATGACGATTAAGCGAATAGTTATTTTGAGTGATCTTCAAGTCCCTTTTGAAGATGTCCATGTAACACGCAACATTGCCAAATTTTTACAAACCTTTAAGCCAGATCAAACCGTTACCATTGGCGATGAGATAGATTTTCAGACAATAAGCAAGTGGTCAGATGGCACACCTTTAGCCTATGAGCAGACTTTAGGCGATGATCGTGATCGCTGTGTAGAGCTTCTTTGGGACTTGGGTGTAACTGACTGCATAAGGTCAAATCATACGGATCGCATCTATAACATTATTATGAAGAAGATCCCATCTTTCCTATCCTTGCCAGAGCTGCGCTTTGAGAAGTTTATGAAGTTTGATGAGCTTGGCATTACCTTTCACAAAAAGCCTATGCAACTGGCTCCATCTTGGGTAGCCGTTCATGGCGATCACACACCTATTAAATCACAGGGTGGTCTAAGCGCGATGGAAGCGGCTAGGCGCACAGGCACTAACATTATTTCTGGCCATACCCACAGGGCAGGCCGAACATCCTTCTCAGAAGCCATAGGAGGCCGTTTGGGGCGTGTTCTGCATGGGGTTGAGGTAGGCAACCTAATGGACTTCAAACAGGCCGCATACACCAAAGGAACGGCTAATTGGCAACAGGCCTTTGCCATCATGTATGTCCACGGAAAGAATGTTCAAGTTGATCTAATCTACATTGAGAAGAACGGCACCTTTATAGTCAATGGTAAGGTCTATGGACGACCTCGTTAGAGACATTTTTCCAGTCAGGCGCACGATTGATGATGCCGTCGATGAGGCAGAATCGTTATCGTTTCGTTATCAAATAAAACATAAATAGTCGCAGGGCTGTGCAACACTAAGCCTGTCACCAGCCGAGGGCGCTGGTGCGATAGGAGTAACAATGACTGACAATCAAGTTGTAGGCATAGTGGTGATTCTTATACCACTAGCACTATGGATTATTTATGCACATGTCTGGGAATCAGGCTACGAGCGAGGCAAGCGCGAGGGTTATCACAGAGGTCGAGCTGTCAATAGACAAGAATTTTGGCAAGAATGATAGCTCGTGACATCTTACTCAACGCCACAGACACAATCTCTGATCGTGGCCTTTCATACGGTCACCCGGCAGACAATCTCCAACACACCGCAATGCTCCTTAGTGCATACCTACAAATGCCAATACATGACTATCAGGTGGCAGGGATCATGGTACTTGTTAAACTTGCAAGAACTAATCAATCAGCACAACATCTCGACAACTGGGTCGATCTATGCAGCTACGGCGCACTCGGTGGACAACTAGCAACAGAGGAGAATGGGCTTTATGTTTAATCTAGCGGACTATGAACCAGTAGAGGTGAGACTTGAGAAATTTATTAAGGACTATCCAGATTTTCGTATTTCAACTGAATTGGAAGTTATCGAGGCTAGTAGATACATTGTTAAAGCGTATCTGTATAAAAATGCTACAGACACAGTTGCATGGGCCACTGGCCTCGCAGAGGAAACGGTTACTAGCAGAGGTGTCAATCAAACTTCTGCATTGGAGAATTGTGAAACTTCGGCGATCGGCAGAGCGCTTGCAAATGCAGGTTATGCTCCTAA